TTCCTATCTCGAGGCTCTAACGACATACCAGGGGATAGGATTAACAGCGCTACTGGGGGTAATGGTTGAAACAGCGCAATATAGGTGGCGAAGATAGTGCCTATACCATGCAAGACTGTCGGGTGATGCGATTCCTCAATGGAAGCATTTGAAGGCACACTTAGGTAGGCTAGGTGTGCTCAAACCTCTTGGAATTACTAATAACAATATTAATAACAGTCTATTGGTATAAATACAACATAGGTATAAATACTTAGTGACAACTACAAAAAATAATAAGAAACTGTAATCACTCAATAACGAGTAAACATTTAAGGGGAATTAAATGAAAGACTTTTTAGGCGCTTGTTTGTTAGGTGCAGTATTAGGCGGTATGTTTGCTTACGGTGTACCAGCTAAAGCACAGACCATACCAATGACTAATGCCCAAGGCTACAATGTTGGCACGGTACAAATTAACGGTAATAAAGCACAATTTGTAAACGCTGCTGGCGTTACTACACAAGTAGCTACTTTATACCCAGGTCAAATTGTTATACAAACACCAAGCGGTGTAACAACTGCTGTAGTTGGCAATACAGGCTACACAGTACCACCAAGCCCACCAACACCAATGACACCAAGGGTGATGCAATAATGTTTGATGAATTCTGGTCGGCATATCCACGCAAAATAGCTAAAGCTGTTGCACGCAAGGCTTTTGCTAAATTGACTGAGCAGCAACAATTAGACGCTTGCAAAGCTATTGATGACCACAATGCGTACTGGCAAGCAAAAGAAACTGAATTAGAATACATACCTCACGCAGCCACTTGGATTAACCAAGAACGGTGGTGTGACGAAATTGTGATTGAACCCAAGAAACAAAAAGAATCTAAAGAATGGATGTTTAGCAATGAAGGCATTGACGCTAAAGCAAGAGAGTTGGGTATTATGGGAAATGGCTATGACACCTATGCAAGCCTCAAAGCTAAATGTATGAAAAAGCTAGGCATGAGTGCGGTGTAAGGTATTTGTGCCATTTACGGCATAAAAAAGGTTTGACTTGGTTTCGTATATACATCAGCGAAAAAAACTTTAGTCAAGCATTGTTAAACGACTTCTATGACCAATGGAAGTTAGGTAATAAAGGGGAATGGGGATGTTGGAAAAATACATTGTCGCAGCAACAGGGCTTGGGTATTTAGTAGTAGGTCTTGCACAATACTTTAAAGGGTCATTGTCAAACGGTTTAATTTGGATTGGCTACGCTGCTGCCCAAGTTGGTTTGTGGATGAATCTCAAATGATTGGCGTATTATTTGCACGGCAAGACAGCCGTTATAAACAACTTTCAGGATATGATGTTTACGACATTGACCGTGATGCTCGTAACTTTAATGAAACATATCCAGTTATTGCGCATCCACCATGCAGGGCTTGGGGCAGATTAAGCCACATGGCTAATCCAAGGCCAGATGAAAAAGACTTGGCTTGGTTTGCGTTAGATAAAGTGCGTAAAAATGGTGGCGTTTTAGAACACCCAAAAGGCAGTCGGCTGTGGAAAGAAGCGCCATTGCCAATGCCAGGCGATGCGCCAGATGAGCATGGTGGTTTTACTATTCTTATTGACCAATACCATTTTGGTCATGTAGCTAGAAAATGGACTCACCTTTACATTGTTGGAATTACACCAGACCAAGTGCCAGCTATTCCTGTGCGTGAAGGCACGCCTTGGAAAACTATATGTGGGATTACAGGTCAACCTGGGCGCAGATGCACTCAATACGAAAGGGAATACAGCCCCGATGGTCTTATTGAGTTTATGACTGCAATTTGTGAGATGATTAAATGAAAGATTACGACCCAAATGACGCTATTGATTTCATATTCAAAACAGCGCCAGCGTATGCAAAAGCGAAAGGTAACCTCGCTCAATTCGAGGCGTTTAGACACAGCCTTAAAGCTATTGAAATGGCAAAATCAGAAGCAACGGCTATTAACGCAAAGGAAATGGATGCGTATAAGTCGCAGGCTTATCAAGAGTTATGCGAAGCTATTGGACTTGCAACAGAAGAAGTAGAAGCATTGCGTTGGCAATTAGAAGCAGCCAAGATGCGTTTTGAAGCCTGGCGTACAGAATCAGCAACAAACCGAAATATAGAAAGAATGACTAGATGACCGATTACTCTGAAAACTACCTTTGTATTCAAAGATTAATGAAGAAATATCACAACGCTACGCTTAAATGTAATTTTGATTTAGCAACCAAAATTGCCCATGAATTAGCTGATGAAACCATTAAATTAGAGATTGCCAGCGTTAGGGCATTGAAAGACCAATGGCTGCGAAACTAATGCGTAATATGTTTGCAAAGCACCAAGACTATGCAGACTTTAAAGGATTGATAGCCACTAACCCTGGCTTTGTCCCATGCGACCTTGACGGTATTGCAGAGCGCAATGGGCAATTCTTAATAATGGAATGGAAAAAGCCTGGTGAAAAGCTAAGTGAGGGGCAAAAGATAATGCTTAAATCTTTAGCAAAAAAAGAAGGATTTATTGTTACTATTATTGTTGGCAATACCGATGAAGAAACTGTTATTGAAGGCTATTGGCAAATTACCAAAGATGGTGAGTTTTTAAAGTCAGGCACAAGTTTTGGTGAATTTAAACAATTTTATAGAGATTGGTACGCACTAGCTGATGGCTACAAAAGATGAAAAGAAGCGCCTTAATCAGATTGCAGAACTCGGATGTATTTTATGCTCCGAAATCCTTGGGTTTGAAGGCACTCCGGCAGAACTCCATCATGTGCGGAGATATGGAACTAAACGGTCTACATCCCCTATCTTGCCGCTATGCCCAGAACACCATCGTGGAAATACCGGCCTTCACGGATTGGGTGCAAAGGGTTTTGAAAATAAATGGCACATTACCCAGGAGAGGCTCTTGGAGTGCGTTGATAAAAGACTTGGAAAGGGAAATTAGTGAAAAAGATTGAAGCAACTCTTGCTGAAAGAGAAAAAACTTATGGCGATTACGAAAAAGTGGCTTTAATTAGCCAAGTAATAAAAGACATTCTTAAAGAAGGTGAGCAGTATATATATTTAAAGGCTTATCAATTAGAGTCTTTAGACATGATTTGCAATAAAATGGCAAGAATTGTTAACGGTGACCCTAAATACAAAGACTCATGGCACGATATTGAAGGTTACGCAAAATTAGTCAGCGATAGATTAAAATGAATGACTTACTTTTATATTTTGGTGTTATAACATTGTTATTACCTTTTATTGCAATATGGATAGCGTTGTGACTTTAAAAGACAATATTGCTAAAGCAATTCAAAACGCATGGAATGGTAATGGCAATGCAAAAAAAGATGTAATAACAGCTATTATTAAAGATGTATATGAAAAACACACAGCTATAATTCAAGGGGGTCAAACCCCAATTCAGACGAGATACGGTGCGCTCTACTACGAAACTCCTTATCGTGGTGAGTCCACTTGCTCGTCTTGTGACGGCTCATGTGTATACATTCGTGGCACAAAACACGAATTACCGTGTCCAGATGACCACAACGGGCAGACGAAATAGTAATTGTATGCTCATATTTTTCCCCGTCATCGTATAAATAACTGCCCATTAACTGTGGGTCGCTATCCACAATAAAACAAATCTGCTCTGGCAACGGCATAGCCCACCTATCAAACGGTTTCATGCAATAAATTGCTGAATACAAGTTACGAAGAATAGACGGGGTTAGCTTCATACTTTGTTGATGCAGCCTCTAAATTCAAATTCATCTTCACCGCACACTTGAATTAACTCTGGAAGCATTAAGCGACCACGCTCAAATGACAGCAATGCAAATCCTGACCGCCAATCTTTAGGATTATCTTCTGTATAAGCCATAAACTGCTCGCCATTAGGTTCAGCAAGGCAACCTGTTTGTATGCCATAGCGAGTGCCGTTATAGTCTGTAAAAGGCTGTACGGCTAAATTGTGAGTGTGTCCTGTAATCATGTTTACACCAGCATTGACGGTATTCGCACGACCAGCACCAAATCCACCTTTCCAGCGATGCTTAATGCAAGTATCTTCATTTACCCAAAATGACCAGCAAGGTTTCCACATAGGAAAGTGGTCTTTAAGGGTAAACCCTCTAACGCCTTCATACATTCCTGTTTGCGCTGATAAAAATGTTTCAAATCTAGCGTCATGGTTACCAAGAGTCCAAATTAACTGTGCGCCAACGGCTGCTTTCTCAATACCTTCCATCATCTCAATGCAAGATTCCAATTCTTCTTTAACTGACGGAGTATTTTCCCAGCCAATTCTTGCATGGCGTGATGCTTGACTACCATCAAATATATCGCCATTGGCAACTACAACTTTAGGCTTAAACTCTTTAATAATCATTAAAAGGGCTTTGTAGGCGGTAGTAACTTCGCCAGGCCAAAAGTGAGCGTCACTAAATACGACCACTTTGCCTTTTTCTATATTAACGCCACGCCTAGCATGACCTGGAGTTTGTTGTATTTTGCTACCGTATGCTGGATTACCGCTTGCAAATGTAGGAAGTGATATTCCTAGCTTGTTTTCTATGCTACGCCTGCGGTTATATACATTTCTAATGGCTATGCCATGTTTAGTTGCAAATTCAGCAGGACTGCCCACTTTATTCCAAGAAGCAATCCATTCCTCATCTGATAAATAATAACCAGCCATTAAATTCCCCTATAATCAATAAGTTACTAAATACTAACCTAAAATATGTCATTCGCAAAAAAAGTTGATAAAAATCAAGCAAGTGTTGTAAAAGCGCTACGAGATAATGGTGCTGATGTATACCTATTGCACATGGTTGGCAAAGGAATACCAGACTTACTTGTGGCTTATGAAGGCCACACTATTTTAATAGAAGTTAAAGATGGTGTCGATAAACACTTTACACCCGACCAATTAAAGTTTATAGCTGGTTGGAAAGGTGGCGATTTATTTAGGGTAAATAACGAGCAAGAAGCTATAGATTTGTTAAAATCGTACAAACTGGAGTGATATATGAATGACAACATGGCAATGTTTGCTGCTACGATGCTGCATAGCGCTACTAATACCCATTTTTTCCATTGGAATACTGATTCTTTTTCTAAGCACATGGCTTTGGGAGAGTATTACGAGGAAATCGTGGAATTGGTAGATGACTTAGTAGAGTCTTACATGGGTTGCTATGAACAGATTAAAACATTCCCAAGCGTCTATCACCAGCCTAAAGAAGCTGTTAAGTATATGGAATCATTGAAGAATTTTGTAGATGATGCCCGTAAAGATTTGCCGCAAGAAACACAAATCCAGAATATTATTGATGAAATAGCCCAGCTTATTGACTCTACTCTTTACAAACTACGCTTTTTGAAATAAGGACATATCATGCCACTCGATAAATCAGGAAGCGCCCAAAGCGTAGGTAAGAACATCAAAGCAGAGATGAAAGCTGGTCGCCCAAAGAAACAAGCGGTGGCAATCGCCCTTAATGTAGAGCGTGATAATGCTAAAGGTAAGCGTAAAGCTACCCTTGAAGAAGCATACGGTAAATTCCTTGGAAAGCGTGAAGCAGAATGAAACACATGAGCCGAGCCTACAAAAAAGAAGATGCTATGTTGCGCCCACATAAAGAGTCAACCCTTGAAAAGCAAGAAGTTGCTCGCAATAAGCCAAAACCACAAGAATTAGCAGTAGGCGGTAAAGGTGACTTGCTTAACCCATTGAATAACAAGCGCATGAAGCGTAAAGCTGCATTACTGTCAGCTATGAATAAGATTCACGACCCTGACATTGCATAATGGCTACGCTAGCAGACGCTCTTAGGCAGACTGGATATGCCCAAGGCGGGACATTAGGCACTCCTACGCCAGTAAATTCGCCAATGACAACAGCTTTGGCGGAACATATTAAGTCTATTCCTCAGAAATTCAACGAAAACCAACAACATCAAATGGATTTATTAGCTAGGGCATACCCTGGCAATACCTTTAAATCTATGATGTTAGAAGGTGACCCAGCAGCAATGAATGAATTAGCCATGCAAGTGCCTGTAGTTGGCATGACTAAATCTGCATTATCAGCCGCAGAAAGATTTTTGTTGGCACAAAAGAACGCTGCTTTACCTGTTTCTGAAGGTGGATTAGGTTTAGCTGCAAACAATACCGCAGCACAAAGGGCTAAAGCACTTGGGTATGACACTCCTGCATATCATGGCACTAGAATAGATTTTGAAGAATTCCAACCTAAATCTTGGTTCTCTAGTGACCCAAAATACGCTTCTGATTACTCAAATGTCAAAATGAGAGTAGAACCAGAAGTCCCTACCCAACAAGTTTTGCCTGTTTTAACAAAAATAGTTAAACCGCATAAAGTCCCTTATTTTGGTTCAGAAGCTGATATGAATAAAATTTTGGATGCTGGAAAAAAACAAACTTATGTAATAGAAAATGTGGGCGGTGGTGATACAAGCCATTATGTTATTAAAGACCCAAAAAACATTAGGTCTGTAAATGCTGCATTTGACCCCAAGCGTGCCAATGAAGCAAACATACTAGCTGCTGGATTAGCTATACCTATGACTGAAGAAAAGAAAACTCGCAAGCAAATCATAGAAGAAGAATTAAACAAAAAGAAGTGATAGAATAAACCCTTACAAATCAATTACTTGAGAATGTATGGACAATAAAGTAGAAGAAACTAGAAAAAAGACTGGTGGTCGTAAGCCAGGAGTGCCTAATAAGGCCACTCAAGAGGCTCGTGAGGCTATTAAAGCCTTACTTGATGCCAACATACCTTATTTACAAACATGGATTGAGAGCACCGCAGAAGGCATATTTGACGACCTTACTGGAAAGTGGATTGTGCAACCTAATCCTGCCAAAGCCTGCGACATAGTGCAAAACTTAGTTGAATACTCTGTGCCTAAGTTAGCTAGAACTGAAGTAGTAGGCGATGAAAAGACTCCTGTACGCATGGTGGTGTCTTGGAAAAAGTAAAACATTCAATGGATGAAGTTTTTTATTATTGCAGACATTGTGGAAAACCTATGTTGGAATTAATTGAAAACAGCACAAATGAATGTAATGGTACATATGGCGTAATTCATATTGATTATTTAATTGCAAAAGACAATTTTGCTAAAAATATTGGCTATTTGGCTAATACAGTATTAAATGGATGAAATAGTCCAAGAGGTAGAGCTAGACTACCAACCCCGTGATGTATTCCTAGATTTCCATGAAAGAAGTGAGCGTTGGGCAGTTATTGTAGCGCATAGACGTTGTGGTAAGACTGTTAGCTGTATTAATGAGTTGATATACAAAGCACTCATAGAGGGCAAAGAAGATGGTCGTTATGCCTATGTTGCACCTTATTACAGTCAAGCAAAGAATATCGCCTGGGACTATCTACTAAGATTTAGTAAGCCAGTAATGGCTAAAGCCAATCAATCTGAACTATGGGTGGAATTAATAAATGGGGCGAGAATACGATTATTCGGTGCTGATAATGCTGATAGTCTGCGTGGTCTGTATCTTGACGGTATAGTTTTAGATGAGTATGCAGATATGCGCCCTCGTATTTGGGGCGAGATTATTCGGCCTTTGTTGGCAGACAGGCTTGGATGGGCAGTTTTCATTGGAACCCCTAAAGGTCATAACGCCTTCTGGGACATCTATAGCAACGCCATTAAGAATGACAACTGGTATGCCAAAACCCTAAGAGCAAGCCAAACAGGGCTACTTGCCAAAGAAGAATTGGAAGATGCTGCTAGGTCAATGACTCAAGACCAATATTTACAAGAGTTTGAATGTGACTTTGAATCAGCTATCCTTGGTGCTTACTATGGTAAAGAGATGCGTCAGCTTACTGACCAAGGCAGAGTTACCAATGTAGAGTATGACCCTATGTTTCCTGTGCATACAGCATGGGACTTGGGCTACTCAGACGATACCGCTATTTGGTGGTTTCAAGTGGTGCATGGTGAAATTAGACTGCTTGATTACCACTCATCTAATGGTCAACCAATCGCTTTCTATGCAGGCATTATTCAGTCAAGAGAGCGAGAAAGAGGTTATGTGTATGGTACACATTACTTACCTCACGATGCCCGTGCAAAAACATTAGCTAGCAATAAGTCCATAATTGAGCAACTTTCTGACAAAATTCCGTTAAAATGTTTAAAAATTGTGCCAAGTTTGTCACTTCAAGATGGAATTCAAGCAACTAGGTTAGCACTTACTAGGGCTTGGTTTGACCACAAGTGCGAAGATGGCATTGAATGTTTACGGCAATACCAGCGTGAATACGATGAGGATAAGAAAGTATTTAGGGATAAACCCCGACATGACTGGACATCTCATGGTGCTGACGCATTTAGGATGTTAAGTATTGCCTGGAAAGAAGAAGCAAAGTTGCCCCATAAAGATGACTCGATTAAAGGGCTGTTTGTAGGACAAACCGATGTATCGCTGAATGATATGTGGAAAGACACAAAAGTCAGGACAGCAGGGAGAATTTGATGGCGAATGATAAGGCAACTGTAAATCACAGTTATGAAGATTGGTACAAGACGATTATGGGGTACGAGCGTACCTATAAGCGTTGGGAAGCCCGTGTAGACCGCATCGTAAAGAAATATAAAGATGATTCAAGATACGACAGAAATCCTAATGCTCGCTTCAACATACTCTGGAGCAATGTCCAGACTATTCAGCCAGCTATCTTTGCAAGACTTCCTAGACCTGATGTTAGCCGTAGATTTAGGGACAATGACCCAATAGGCCGTGTAGCCTCAATGATGCTTGAGCGTGCGCTTGAGTATGAGATTGAGCACTATGGTGACTACAAATCAGCCATGAATAACTCTGTGCTAGACCGCTTACTTGGTGGTCGTGGCGTGGCTTGGGTGCGTTACGAACCTCATTTTGCTGCTGATGAGCCAGGTGAGCCGGAAGATGGATTTAGCGTAACTGAAGATAGCGATGAAGCAGAAACTCCTGAAGCTGTTGAAAACGAGAACCCAGAGCGTATTGAGTATGAGTGCGCTCCTGTGGATTATGTCCATTGGAAAGACTTTGGACACACTACTGCCCGTACTTGGGAAGAAGTAACTGCGGTATGGCGTAGAGTTTATATGTCACGCCCTGCATTGGTAGAGCGTTTTGGCGAAGAATTGGGCGGTAAAGTACCACTTGATACTAAACCTGATGACCAAAAGCAATCCTATAAGTCTGATGATGGTCTATATGAGGCGGTAATCTATGAAATCTGGGACAAAGAAACAGGAAAAGTATTGTGGATTTCTAAGTCCCTCGGAAAGATTTTGGATGAGCGAGATGACCCACTTCAGCTTGAAAACTTTTGGCCTTGCCCTAAACCCCTTTACAGCACACTTACTACCGATAGCCTGGAGCCAATTCCTGACTATGTTATTTACCAAGACCAAGCCCGTGAATTAGATGTTCTGTGCGACAGAATTGATGGCTTGATTAACGCCCTTAAAGTGCGTGGTGTATATGACGCATCATCTAGCGAATTAGCCCGTCTATTCTCTGAAGGCGAGAATAACACTTTAATTCCAGTAAACAACTGGATGGCATTTGCTGAAAAACAAGGCATGAAAGGCGCTATTGACTTAGTAGACATCACTCCATTTGCTAGTGCATTGCAACAATGCTACCAAGCTATGGAGCAAGTTAAAGGTCAAATCTATGAATTGATGGGTATTGCCGATATTCAGCGTGGTCAAACTGACCCGAATGAAACATTGGGCGCACAAATCATCAAGTCAAACAATGCTGCTGGTCGCCTAAA